TTAGGAGTCCTCTTCGGCTTGTTGTAGCCGCTTACTCCTGCTCTTTCCAGTCGTGGGTCTTTCTCCCTTGGCATTATTGATTTCCTCTATTTGGCGTTTCAAGTCCTCTAACTGCGCCCAACGGGGTTGGAGAAACCTGTCTACTTGGCTCAGGAGAACTTGGAGTTCTTTGTCTGTCAACATTTTCTTTACCTTTGATTTGTCGTTCTTTCAGAAGAGTGTCTGCAACACGCATACGGCGTTCAAACTCTTTGTCTTCTGCGTCCCCTTCACGGAGGTTCCTAGTGATTGCGTTAATACGGTCAATCTCTAGCTCCATAGGTACAGCCTGTGCTTCTGCAGCCAACTTAGAAGCTCTAGCGGCAGACTCTTGAGCCTGTGCACCTAGTGCTGCTGTTTGTGACTGCTGGAACTCAATCTGCGCCTGTTGTGCTGCCTGTGCCATCTGCTGTGCTTCTGGGTTAGGCTGCATCGCTTGTTGCATTGCTGCAATAAGTTCTTCACGATTAGACAAGTTCATGTTGTCTATGATGGACTGAATTAGCGTATTGTACAACGGTGAGTCTTTCTGCATAGTCTGTAGTAGTTGTACAAGCTGTGTGACTTCGTATTCCCTAGCAATGATACCTAAGCTGCTAGTAGCGTTGAACTTGTAGTCAGCCACTGGGTAGTTCTCAGGGTCAAACTGCATGTAACGATAGGCTGCCTTCTTGACAAAAGGTATCAGGAAGGACTGCTGGAAGTTAATCAGTGTACGCTTATGGCGCTTAATGATAGCACCAAGAGACATACTAATACCAGCAGCCGTTGCTTCTCCATTGACTGAACCCGCAATACCAGCAGAGTCCACGGCACCAGTAGCTTGTTGTACCATCTGCTGTAAAGCACTCGCTTGAGCAAACGTGATCTGGCTAACTTGTCCAAAATTAAAAGGCTGTAGTACTTCACGAGGGTCTCCGTTGGTTAGAATCATCTTACCCGGACGTACTTCTGGTTTAGCACCGCGTGGTAGCCTCGTGGCGTCAATAGCCAGCATTGGGTGAATCGTGAGGCTCAGGGCGTCAATCCTAGCTCGTAACTCAGTGTCAAGAGCTTTCTGTGAGTTGTAACCTTTTTCACACACGCCACGACCCCAGAACCTTCCGGGTACTACGTCCCACGGGAAAGCAACTACAGGTCTGTCCTGCATCATGTAAGGGTTAGCCTCTGCTTTCAACAGGACTCCACCATTGGCAATCACAACTACTGCTTCTACGTACTTAGAGTTAGGCTTGCTTTCCGAAAGTTCTACTACTTCTGTTTCTTCTTCGTCTTCTTCTTTTGTAGCGTTCTCTAGTAGTTCTCGTGGCACTAAGCCGTAGTACTTCGTCAGACGAACTTTGTCGTCACTAAAGACTGTGATGTCTTGGTCAGGCTCTAAGTCAGAGTCCGGCGCTGCCGTACCTACGTACACGTCTCTGTACACGCCCTGTTCCTGCAGCAGCTCTACCTGATGTAAGCTCACGAACTCGTCAATGGCTACACCCATGGCTTCTTCAATGCTGGTGGCTACAGGGTCAATTAGGAAGTTCTGAGGCATCACGGGCTTGAGTTTAACCTTAACTCGCTCCATGATGTTGACACCGACTGCCTGTAAGTCACCACCCATGATGGGCTGTGTAGCCGGGACCATCTCTTTCATTTCCTCAATAACAACCTCACCAATACCTACGCCAAACACGGCTGCATTGATGAGACACTCTGCTACTGCTTTACGAACCTTGCAGTCCTCAAAGTCTTCCGTGAGTTTATTACGTAGGAACAACACGTCCTGCTTCTGGGAATCACCCATGTTGTCACTTACGTCAAACCACTTGCCACGTCCAAAGGTGGCTTCTTCCATCTCAGCAACATTGGACTCTACTGCTTGCTGCAACGCAGGTGATATAATTCTGGATCTTTCTGAAGCTCTGTCGGAGTCTGCAGGGTCCCAGATACCACGCCAGAGTCTGTAGTACTCGTCAAAACGTGCCTCATAGTTTGACTCGTAGTGGTCACGCCAGTCTTCACACTTGGTGATTACCCAGTCTTCAATAGATTCCTCTATCAACAAAGGGTCCTGCTCAAATATTTCACTCATATTAGTATCCTGCTACTACGTCTAAAATTTCATGTTCGTCGATTTCGTAGTCATAGTCATACGCTACGTTTGCTAGTTGATCTACGTAAGCTAAAGCATCAACCAAGTCGTCGTGAGTTAGTGGATCAGGGAATTGAAACAGTTGGTCCAAGAACCTAGAGTTCCACTCGCCTCTATTGAGTGTCACAAAGCCATTCTCAAACCTGCCCTGTAACGCCCACATCACCCTGTCAGTCTTTTTCTTGTTACCGTGGGTTAGCTCTTCAACTCTAAAGAACGTCCCGTAACGCTTCTGTAGGTCCGTTAGAGGAGACATTACTGCTTGCTTTGCTATGCCTCTTTCGATACCCACACTTACTGGTTTGTAGTCCCTGACAGCCTGAAATATTTTAGCTGCAGTTTCGTCTAAACTCCAACGACCGTATATAATGTTTTCCACGTACCAGCCATTAGGATTAACTTTTACTACTGCTATAGCTGTCTCGTCAAGCTTAGTGTTCTTAGTTCGTTTCTTGTTGACTTCTTCAAAACCTGCTAAGTCAACAGCTATGTAGTAGTCTCCTTCGCCAGAACCCTCGTCGTCAAACTTTACCCAGTCCTCTTTAAACATTTCTGACCCACGAGCTTCAAATGACGCCATAAACTCCTGACGAAACGCATAGCTAGACATAGACTTTTTAGCAGTGTTAATTTCTTCGGGGTCAAGTATTGGGTTGTCATAGGAAGTAAAGTGCCATGCTTTGTAAGTCTTGTCGTCTCCTAGTTCAGCGTACTTGTACAGTTCGTAGAAGTGGTTGCGACCCATAGGCGTACCTATGAACATAGCACAACCTTTTTGGTCAGCCAGTGCAGGTCTTAGGATCTGCTCAAATACGTCAGGCTTCATGTCTGCGTACTCGTCCAACACTAGAAACTTCAGTGACACACCACGCATAGTCTCTGGTCTGTCGGCACCTTTGAGGCTAATGGTGGCCCCGTTGATTAACTTAATCTGCAGGTTGTTAATATGACTACCTGAGATTACAGGGTGACCCAGCTCTAGCAGAGTCTGCCACATGATGTCTCTGGCCTGACCCTGTGTTGGCGCTACGTAGAACACATGGCCTCTTTCGGCCTGCAAAGCGTTCACAATTAGCAGCCAAGCAGCAAGCCTTGATTTACCTGTACGTCTACCTGCTGCTACTATCTTAAATCTAGTGTCGTCAGCCCAGACTTCCTGCTGCCACGGCAGTAACTCAATGTCAAGATCCATTAAAGTTAGGGAAAGCCGCAGGTTCATTCATCAGTTTAAACGTAAAGGCAATCTCTACGTCACCAGCAGATCCTGTTTGTGCTTTTACTACGTCTCCGTTGTGTAGTACAAAGATTGGTGCATCTGCTTGACCACCTAAGATTTCTTTGGCTCCGCTATTTAATGAGTTGTTGTCCAGAAAGTACAACTGATCTACACCAGCACCGTTTTCCCACCAACAGGACACGTTATTAGTACTGCCGCCGTGATTAGCTATAAATATGTAGTTCACCCATAAAACGTAGCCAGCAGGGACTGTGAACAGAGCTGTTTCTGAAGTGTCCGCTAAAGTCTTGTGTTTGGTGTAGTACATCATGTTAGTACAACCACATCACAGGAGTTGTTCCTCGTGTGTCCACGTGCACAAATGTTTTTGCTATGCCTACGCCCTTGAAGCCTAGTTCCAAAGCTTTCTCCACAAGCACCATACGGCTAACAGAGTCTTGAACTAGGATGTCTGCAGCAATGCCCTGAGCATGGGTCCCCGGAACTTCCTTGGCAGCTTCAATAGGATGTTCAATGGGGTGTCTATAACCACTCGTTATGACAAACGGGAACCCACACTCACCACGTAAACGATCAAGTTTCTGTAGGAACTCAGGTTCCATCTTGTTTTCACCAGTGACTTGACAATTGAACTCTTCCAGTGTAAAGAACTCAAGATTCATCTACTACTTCTCCTTCAATCACGTCACTAGGGTCGCTTACGTCTACAGAACCAACACCTGTTATGTTGATCTGTATGGCGTTTCTACTACCGTCCTTCACTACTTCCTTCTCAAATGCACCTACTGGTAGCATACGGTCCATAATTAGCTTCCAAGCAGAAGCCTGATTCTTATGGTCGTTGTCCAGTGCAGCATCAAAAATAGTCTCAAGGACCTTTTTTGACTTAGGTGAAGCCAACATACGAGCTTTGTACTCGTTGATTATAGCAGCGTCACCCTTTGGTCTGCCTACTTTACCCTTGTTACCGGGTTTTACAGCGGCTACTTCTGACTTCCGGGGTCTGCCACGACCTCTTTTTTTTAACTCAGGAGGATTAACCTCTGGTTCAGTGGTCATAACACAAATTGTCCCTAATTACAACTATAGTATAACACAAGTCTTCACATAAGTCAAGCTATTTTTGCCTTTGGGCGGCACGAGTAACAACCACGTGTTGAATCAATGACTTACAGTTGTTAAAACATGGTGTAATATTCCTAATTTTCACCTATTTTGTGCCTGAGTGGCTACTACAATTATAATCATGAGTCAACCCCCTCCCCCGGTATCAACATTGGCACGACTTTTGCATAATCAAAAGTTGGCATGAGTCTTGCTAGGGCGCAAAGTTGGCACGTGTTTTGCTTGTGTTGCAACATCTGTGCCAGGTCCAGAGTTGGCATGAGTTTTGCATGGGTGCAACTTGTGTGCCATGTCTAAAGTTGGCACGAGTTTTGCAGGGGTGCAACTTGTGTGCCAGCTTTGGTGTTGGCATGGTGGTTGCTTAAGAGAAAAACAGGTTGCACAAGTGTGTGAACTAGTGTAGGGCCCTCAGAGCGACTAGCACAACACAAGGCACAACACAAGGAAAACACAAGAGCACCACAAGAAAAATAAATTAAAAAAAAAGTTAAATAAAGTGTTGACAAGTAGAAAACCTGTGTTATTATGGCTACATCAAATGACACAACACAAGGAAAACACAAGATGACAACAGCAAACCTATACAACGCACCAAAGGCTCTACACCAAGACGGCAAGCGCATGATGCTAGAATTGAGCACAGGACAACGCTTCATAGTCAAAGGCTCACGTGAAGCAAACAAGATCTGTAAAGAGTTAAACGCAAAGCCTTGGAACTTCTAAGGCTTTGTGGTACACTGGCAACAACACAACGAAAACACAAGGAACAGCACAAGATGACAAACTACCAAGCAATGGTGCAACGTATCAACCAAGCCAACACAGTGGAAGCATTGGCTAAAGTAGAATTAAGCCTTGACCGTATCTTCAACTCCGGTATATTCACGGTCAACCAATACTCAAAATTAGATTCAAAAATAGTTGACAAGCAGATAGCAATTGAAGTAAACAGAATAACACAAACACAACACAAGGAGTAACACAAGATGACGCATTGGGAACTAGAACACAACGGTGAACATATACGCATTGAATGGAACAATAGCGCAACTTTTAACCTTCAGACACCTATTGGTGGTCAATGGGTAGATTATCATTGTTTTACATGCTACGGCATAGAGACAGAACAGGAGGCGCTAGAGTTAGCCTTAGATACCTTAAATGAACTGGAACAGGAGTGACACAAGATGAGAAAAATTGAACTAGAGATGAATAGAGCCATTGTCAACGGTGACAACTGGAGCAACGGCAACACAATGGTAACGTCCCACAATAACGGCATGTCTGAGGTATTCCTACACGGGCACCACATTGCGCGAGTGTGGCGCTTTGGTGATGAGGTACAGGTAGACACGGAAACACTAAAAGACTGGCCTACACGTACCACAATGAGCCGCCTGCGTGCATTAGGTGCTGACGTATGCACTCGCAAAGGTGTCGTGATGTTAGACGGTAAGGAGGTAGCATAGCATGAATATAGTATTTGAAGCCGACACCTACAAAGTACCATCGTTTGCATTGCCAGCGCTGGTCAATGGTGACTACACCGGAATAATGGACGATGACGAAGCTTTTGTGGATAATCTCTGCGAATGGTTAAACGGTCAATACGGTGAAGGTTTATGGCACATTGGCGAAGTTGGTGAGCAGTATTTCGGTAGAGCTGACTTTGAAAACCTTTTAGGCGATGTTCGAGACGTAGAAATAGTCTATAAACTGGTGGAGGAAGTGTAATGTTTAGTGACGAAGCGATTAAACTGGGTAGAATACAGATAGAATTTCAGGCATTGTATGACACAAGAGAAATGCGTGAACGATTGACAACAAAAGAACGCATTCAAGAATTGCTCAGGATCTGTACGCGTGAAAATGTACCCTTCAAAAGTTTTGAGTACCTAGAGCGTAAACTGATAGAGGAGGTAGCATAGCATGATTCATACAAGCGAAAGCCTACGGGCACAAGATGGTGACTTTGAGAACTACCACTACCAGCTAACAGACGGCGAGCGATACAGGCTGACAGACGGTGAGTTAGGATGGCTAAAGTTTGTTAGGGGTCGTTATGGCATAGCAGATCACATTATAGACAACCTAGAGGACGATGTTTACACGGTAGACCTATGCGGTATGAGTGAGGCGCTAGAGGATGACGGGTGCTTTCCAAAGGCTGTTTGTTTGTCAGACGATACAGTGCTACAAGCAATATTTTTCTATAGTGCGGAGGATATGACAGCATGACACGAGCTAAACTCTACAAAACAGTAGCACTCGACGCCCTATTGTCTTTCCTAGGTTCCTGTGCTATATTTGGGGCCATAGTTCTAGTGGAGGTGATATACTATGCGAGCTAAAGTAAGCAAAACCGCGAAACACAACGGCAGACCTGTAGGTTTTACTGTAAAAGTTAGAGGTCTAAAGTTCCCTAGAGAACATCAAGGCTGGTACTTTCCAAAAGACTGTAAACCGGAAACAGCACTAAAAATGGCTCTAAACGACTATGAAAACTACTTAAAAGACAGAGGAAGCATATCATGACAAACTGGCACATAGAGACAATAGAAAGGTTTAAAACAACGGACAACGACATGCTGCTATATATCAGACAGGACGCTTACAATGCGGCAAAAGCTGGGGAAACGATTGATAATCCCAAGGCCGGGCAATACTGGGACGAGTTTCATTATGCCGCCCAAGAATTGAGAAGGCGTAAGATTACCGCAGTAGAATTTAAGGAGACAGTATGATGGCAAACAACGGCACATTGTACAGGATAGAATGTCCAGACCTAGAGACATTTACAAGGCTTTTGGTGGACCTAATGAAAGAGGGCGTAGGGTACACAGCCGACGCTGAATGGTACACTATAGAGCTGCTTGGCTCATACTAAGAGGGAGACAAAAGATGAACGATGATGACAATATCTACGAAAAAATAGGTGAGGCCGTGGTTTGTTTTGCGGCTATCTTTTTAATGTCTGGTCTAATAGTGTTACTTACAGGAGTCTAAACAATGAAAAAACCACGGTTGACAAGGGTCGAAGTGCTGGATCTATTTATGTTGCTGCTAGAGTTTAAAGAGACAGAATCTAGCTTGTCGGAAGACGACAACGACGTCCTGTTGTGTGCTCTGGACGTACTAAACACTGCACAAAGGGAACGAATGATAGCAGAGGAGGACTTTTTGCATGATCGAAGTAGAGGGTAGGGAGTTTACACTGGCACAGCACAGAGAAGCTGTGGCGTTTCTAGAGGGAATCTTGCTTGACTTAGACCGTCATGCTATGGTTATCATTGACGGCTACGGTCTACTGCTAGACCATCACGAACAACTAGAGGAGATACTAAAAAATGAGCCTAGGTTTTTTGTACACTGACAAAACAAAACGCTACACTATTTGGGAAAGTGTCCCCAAAGCAGACTGGTTGCCTAAAGGTGGCCTAAGCTGGACTAACAGGGGCACGTTTAAAGCAACTAATGCCTACTCAGCTATTGAACAGGCAGCCCATGGCGGTTACTATGTCAAAGCAGGTGACAAGATAACGAATAGTGCTGGACCTGAAATCATCATTAAAACAGAGGGAACCGTATGAACCTTTTTTATACCAGCGACAATCCACAGTTTGCAGCGCAGCACCAGTGCGACAAGCACGTAGTTAAGATGATCCTAGAGACTGCACAAATGCTGAGTACTGCTCACAGGCTCACAGAGACGCCACAAGCGCCTTTTGTGTACAAGCCTACTCACGCTAACCACCCTAGCACAAAGTGGCTCAGATCGTCTCAGATTGCCTACAAATGGGGCTTAGAGCATCTAGAGGCATTACTTGCGGAGTACCGTTACAGATACGGTAGGATTCACAAGACACAACGTGAGAAGCTACAGTACCTAAAAGCAGTACCAAAAGCGCTACCTGACTTACCATTCACAGCACCACCACAGTGTATCTATGACGAGTGCAAGACAGAGGACACAGTACAGGCTTACCGTAATTATTACAAAGCAAGAAGGAGTGAGATTGACATGAGATGGACAAAAAGGAGTGCACCAGCATGGCTATAAAAATGGACACTGAGGCAGACTATGTGCTAGAGGCCTACTGGTGGTCACACAGGACAGTAGACAATGTAGTTGAAAGACACAAGAATGTGCTTGCCTGTGTTACTGCTTACAGAGACTACGCGTCCGAAGAAATCGAGTCCATACAGCTTACAGAAATGCTACAGCTTAGGGACAAGCTTATTGAGCTGTACAGGTGTCACCCTGACGGTGAGGTCATTGTTGAACTAACTATAAGGCAGGAGTTTGTAAACGTATGAACATATTTAAGAGACTTTACAGAGCATTGTGTGACATATTCACAGACATTGCCGAAGGTAACATAACGGAAGACGAGTTTGACAAGGTATTCTGGACTGCCTGTGTACTCTGGGGCTTTATGCTGGTCTTGCTTTACGTTAATCTAGGCATCACCAGTCAACCAATAGGAGTTATGTAGTATGAATGTAGAATTATTAGACATCATGGGGTCAGACCTAACGGTAGTCAATGCTGCCAGAGTGTCCTT